CCAAATATATGAATAGTATTCCTATTGTTCCTGATCAAGAGATCAATTTGTTAGCATGTCTAACAGAGATCATGATGAGTTGTGAATTCAAATGATGATCTCACATTATAATTTCGATCCCGATATTACATTTCCGATTTCTATTGCAGTTATCGTTGTGATGTTTATTTTTTACGGGATCTATAAAGGGTTCTTTGCAAACGAAGGACTTGAAGACCCATTTGATGATCACGATGACTAAAAAGAGAACACAAAACAAAGAAAACTACTACTACATTTTCTGGATCGTAGCTATGGTTGCGTTCATTGTCCCACAAGTGTTTACTGCATATGGTATAATGAAGGTAACTGATTTCTTAGAAAACAAAGTAGACAAAGTTATACTGATCGAACAATGACTTTATTAAATTTCATTGAAAAAGATCCTAAACAAATTATGATGGAGGAGATGCTTGAAAGACTTGAAACAGAACCTGATAGACAGTGGGCATATTTTGAAAACCAAAACAACGCCAGAGAATGTAAAGGAAGCACATGAAGGTCTCTTCCATGCTACAATGAATCTACCTACTGCTGCTGCCCATTGTGGTATGACGCAGAAACAATTGAAACTAACCTTTCACGAATACCTTAAATATCATGCCCCAAACTTTGAAGTCCCTAAAAACACCATTGAGGTATCCAGGCGGGAAGAGTAGAGCACTCAGTAAACTCTTTCAATATATCCCTGACCTAAAAAGTTATACAGAATACAGAGAACCTTTTCTTGGTGGTGGTAGTGTAGCTTTGGAAATCGGTAAGCGATATCCTCACCTAGACATTTGGGTGAATGATCTTTATGAACCACTTTATAATTTTTGGTGTGAACTGAGAGACAACGGTAATGAAATTAAGAACCAACTCCTCCAACTTAAACAGAGGCACCCTGACCCCTCTTCCGCTAAACAACTTTTTCTGGAAGCTAAAGCTTATCTTGAGAAAGATGCCACTGAGACTGAGGCAGTTCACCGTGCTGTTTCTTTTTATGTCGTTAATAAGTGTAGTTTCTCAGGTCTTACAGAATCAAGTTCTTTTTCAAAACAAGCAAGTGAATCCAACTTTTCGTTCAACGGGATTGAGAAACTAACTGGTTATCAAGAGTTGATTGCTCATTGGAAAATCACTAACAAATCATATGAAGAACTCTTTGGCGACAGCAAGCAAACATTCATATATCTCGATCCCCCATACGAAATCGGATCCAATCTATATGGTAAACGTGGAAGTATGCACAAGGGATTTGATCACGACAAGTTTGCTTCTGATTGTGACCGTTATGTCGCTCGTCAACTTGTTAGTTACAATTCGTCGCAATTAATTAGAGACCGTTTTGATGGGTGGACAGCTGCAGAATTTGCACACACTTACACCATGAGGAGCGTGGGGAGTTATAATACAGATCAAGCCTCTCGTAAGGAACTTGTATTAGCTAACTATGAAATGTGAAGTCAAACTATTTAAAGCGGGAACAGTCTTCGTTGAAGAAGTCATTGCCCGTGACTACCAAGATGCACGTAAGGTCGCTCTTGCTCGCAATCCTGGTTGTACTGTAGTGGGTGTCACTGCAACATTTAAATGATCTATGAAACAATTTTGGAAGATCTGGAAGTACGCTTTGGGATCATTCAATGATAGTACCACTAAAAAATATGATAATGTTATATGCATTATCAGAACTATTATTTTTACTCAGTTGGTAATTACCAACTGTTTTATTATTGCTGGAAACATAAGACACTGGAACGACAATGTACCAACTGAAAGACTACCTATACAGTATCAATCAATCAAAGAAAAACATTCTTGATGATGACATTGATGCTGAGAGAAAGTATCCTCCTTATATTGTTAATAGATGCTTGTCGTCTTTCACTGACACCATCCTTTATGTAAACGAATTAAACAAAAATCCACACCTGCCAAAGAAGTTACAATACGACTTTTTGCTAAATAGTGTGAAACCAAGGAAGCGTTTCTCTCCTTGGACGCGAAAAGATTCTATTGATTATCTTGAGCTAGTAAAAGAGTATTATGGTTATAATGACGATAAAGCTTTACAAGCTCTTAGAATTCTCACCAAGGATCAACTCGATCACATTACAAAAGCATTGAGCAAAGGTGGTAAAAATGAGCGGTGAAATTGAGATCCAGTGGCGACAAACTGACATGGTTGAAGTTGTCCTGAACGAACCTGATGATTTCCTCAAGGTGAGAGAAACATTAACAAGGATTGGTGTAGCATCTCGCAAAGAAAGAAAGATCTATCAGTCTTGTCATATCTTGCATAAGCAAGGAAGATATTTTATTGTACACTTCAAAGAATTGTTTGCCCTTGATGGGAAGAATACAAATCTTTCATTGAATGATGTACAACGTCGTAATCGTATTGTACAACTTCTAGTTGATTGGGGACTAGTTAATATCTCTGCAGAAAGTCAGGAAAAAATTTCTGACTTAGCTCCTCTCAATCAGATTAAAGTATTATCTTTTAAAGAAAAAGGTGAGTGGACGCTTGAGAGCAAATATAATATTGGTCGTAAAAAACAAGAAGTAGAGTAAACCGTAGTCATAGAGAGGGTTCTCTACACCAATCTCAATTGTGTTTCTTTTATAACTATTAATGTGATGCCTTCGGGGTCACAGTAAACAGTCGCTTATTAAAGGACAATGGTAAACAATTATGCATGGCAACAACTTTCCCCATTTTCACTTGGGTTCGATGAAACATTCAATAGACTTGAAGCTCTTGCAGGAGCAGGAACAAATTACCCTCCTTACAATGTCGTTAATGGACCTAGTGGTCGAACAATATTGGAGGTCGCTCTTGCAGGATTTTCAGAACGAGATCTGGAAGTCGAAACCGAACGAAATGTCTTAACAGTATCTGCTAGAAAAGCACCAGCAGATAAAGAAAGAAATTACGCACACAAAGGAATTTCATATAGAACATTCTCACGCAACTGGCAGATGGCAGATGACGTAGAAGTAGAGACAGTAGAATTTAAAGATGGTCTACTAGTAATTACATTAAAGAAAGAATTACCAGAAAAACAACAACGTAAAAAACACTTCTAAATAATTGCGGCTACCTTTTAAATATCGTCGTCGCAGAGGGGTAACTGGCAAAATCCAGTTGACACCCCTCTTTTTTCGTGTTACAATAAAATCAAACTCTTATAGCTATGGCAGTATCTATCCTTACATTGAAAACGGGTGATCGAATCATTACTGAGTTGAAAGAGATTTTTGATGAAGAAGGTGAAAACCGTAAAGGTGTTTGCCTCTTGATGGAAGATCCTTACATTCTCAACCTCGCAGGTGAGAACCCTCAATATCTTACTGAACAATATAACATGGAATACCAAGTTAAGTTTAGTAAGTGGAATCCTTATTCTGTCGATTGGCAGTATAAGATCCCTTATGATAGTGTAATGACTATCAGCAGTCCTGAACCAGGATTGCAAAATGCGTATGAAAATAAAATTAAAGAGAGAAAAGAAGTTGAAACTAAAACTGTTAACCCAGAGGTATTATGACTGAACAACCACTTCCTCCACTAAAAACGAATCATAATATTCGTGTTGTTACTTTAGCAAACGGAGATCATATTCTTTGTATCTTCGGTGAAGTTCGCAATGAAGAAGAAGACAATAAAGTTGTAGGATACCGTATGTTGTATCCATACAAGTTAGAACTTGGAACTGAAAACGAGGATGGTACTATTCCTATCGCTTACACTCGTTGGTGTCCTTTCTCTCCAGTAGAAGAACATCGTCTTGGTGGAGAACATATTATTAGTGTTGTTTTCCCTGACAATAATATTGTTGACAACTATGCGGGTAGACTCCGTGAAATTGGACTAAAAGACGAAAATATTTTCTATCCTGAGAAACCAAATGGAACTGAAGGCGAACCTGATCAAGCTACAGAATGAGTGGATCGTCACTCAGGTAGAAGCAGTTGAAGGTGACACTTTACCAGGTGACCCTGACATATGGTTAGTTCAACCATATGTGGTAGACTGTGAAGGTCAACTTACTCCGTGGGCA